GTATGACTTTCCAGAACTACGTCGAATAGCTTATGAAGAGTATATCGACTGGAAACCTGATATGGTAATTATTGAAGCCAAAGCTTCAGGACTGCCTTTAACTCACGAGCTAAGGCAGATGGATATTCCAGTTATTAACTTTACACCGTCAAAAGGAAATGATAAACATACGAGAGTAAACGCGGTAGCCCCGCTATTTGAAAGCGGCAAAATCTGGGCCCCTATGCATGAGCATTTTGCCCAGGAGGTCGTCGAAGAGTGTGCGTCGTTTCCCTTTGGAGAACACGACGACTACGTCGATAGTACTACACAAGCCCTTATGAGAATTAGACAGGGCGGCCTCGTTCGTCATCCAGAAGATTATAAGGATGAACCAATTGTAAGAGGACACGTAAAGTATTATGGCTAAAAAGGAATTAGTAGAAAAGATTGTAAACCTATATTCTAAACTAGGTGGCAATATGAACAATGTCCTTGGTTCCCGGTCCAATATTACTTTTCTAGGTACCGGCAAGAATCCAGAACCATTTACTGAAATGGCTATCAACATCGAAGCGGTAGGCGCACTCGGTAAATCAAAAATCTTAAAAGAATTAGAAAGCCCTATGGGGTATTTAACTGCTGATAAATTAAACGATATTCAAGCAGGTAAATTATACGAAAACTTATTAAAGCTAGATGAGTTTTATAATCCAAGATCCGCACCTGCCAACATCACGGACATGGCAACAAGGACCGGGGATTTAGATCCAAAAGGTTTGGCTGCTTTAAGATCAAGAGTAGATGACGTAGATTTACCACCACCAGGCTCACGTGGCGGACCCGATGATATTGCAGCGCCATTTGAATCAGCAGAAGAAACTTTAGTTGCAAGTAAAGGTTCAAAATTAATGAAAGGACTAGAAGAAAAATTAAATGCTTTAAGAACTCAAAAAAGTTTAACAGCTCTTGCTTCAACCAACAGAGGCGATGTGCCAATGAAACGGGCAACAGCTAGAGAATTTTTAGTAGAAGCATTAAAAGATAGTGATGATCTAGCATCCGGTAGAACTACACTTTCTGATTTTATATCAGCTACTGATAAAAAATTTGTAATGGAAGGTGGCGGCGGTATCGCCGGCGATCCAATCGTATTGGTTGAAAAATACTTTGGACCAAGAATTGCAGAAGCAGTTCCAGCACGTGGATTAAAAAATGATGAGATCATTGAATTTACTAGAAGGGTTTTAAATAACGTAGAAGATGCTGCGGGCAATAAACCAGACAGTCCAAGGTTTGATAGATTTACTGCAAGATTTGTAGACGAGATGGCAGACGGTGGTCGAGCTGGACAAGGTGGATTGGCCAAGATCTTGGAGGTCTAATGGCGCTATTTAAATCTTCAGACGGAACTCAAACTTATTCAACAGTAAAGACTCCAACTTATAAATATAAAAAAGGAAACCAGTTTAGAACCTTTTATAGTAAAACACCTGGAGCTATTCCAACAGAAGCAAACATTGCGGCAATGGCAAAAAAATCAGAAGCTTCATATAAAGTATATGAAGATAAGTTTGGTAAAGCTTTATTAGATAGAATTGCATTAAAAATGCATGGTAAAAAATTTAGAGAGTTAGACAAAGAATCTACTTTAAAAAATTTTAAAGCTAAACTTGATAAATATGAAGATTTTATAATAGAAAACAAACGATACCCTACTCAAGCTGAGGCTTTTCAAATAGGTATGCAGAAAGCTGGTAACAAAAAATTTGGTCTTGGTAAATCAGGTATTACAGGAAATATTAAAACGTTTGTTGATGATACTTATTCAAAAGGAATAGGAGGATCAACTTATATCGCAAAAGAACTAGCAAAACCTCCGTATAATTATAAGATCGATGACTCAGTTATTAGAAGGTATATAACAGAAGAAGTAGAAGCAGGTAGATTAAAAAGACCAAAAAACTTTGAAACACAAAAAGCAGACCCAAATTTACCAAAAGACAGATATTTTAAAGTTAGACCTGTAACAGAAAGAGACAAAAAAGGTTTTACCGTTGGCAAAACAGGTACAGAAGTAAAAGCACCTACTTGGGCAAAGTTTAAAGTTACTTATAAATCACCTAAAAATCCAGACAATAGTTTAATCCCTGAAAAATATTTTGGAACTCAATATTATAAAACTAAAGAGTCAGCAGAAAAAGCATTAGAGGCTAGACGTAAATTAGATTTAAGTAAAACAGATGAAGCGGTAAGAGTTGTAAACAAACTTATAAAAGCTGACCCTGATCTTGCAAGCGACATAAGAGCGTTGGCACAAGAAGTGTATGGAACTGCAGAAGGGGCAACTGCTTTAGCAAAAGAACAGGATCTAGAAAGAAAGATGAGATCTGTTGCAACAGACGTTACAAGACTACAAGAACAATTATCTGGAAAAATACAAGGATTTTCAGAAAGTATTAAAAAAATTAAAGGATTAATTTTACCTACAGGTAAACTAGCAGAAGACATTCTTACAGATATTACAGTTAATACAGACATAGGAAGATTTGGGGGAACTGCAATTAGAAATTCTAGAATGAGAATTATATCTGGAATTTTAAATGAAAGAAAAGGTAAATTTAATTCTTTAAGAAATGCGGTTACAAAATTTGTAGCTAGTGGTAGACATTTGGATGAAGTGGCTGGTATTGGTGCAACTTATGATGTTGCTCCTGGTTATGCCTCTTTTACACAAACATTACCTGAAAAAATAAACCTTGAAAAGGGTAAAAAAATTGATTTAGATTTTGCAAGATTACTTCGACAAGCTGTTACTGAGCAAACAGGTCCTAAAACTTATCGAGGAGTAAAATACGACACACTTGGCGAAGCAATAAATGCTTATAATAAATTTTCTAAAGATTTTGCAAAACAAAATAAGCTATTTACTCCAACCATAGAATATAGCCCTGGTAAAAAATTAGATCCTTCTAAGTTCGCACCAAACTATGCTACACTTAGACCTGAAGCAAAAGCGAATGTTTTAGAATTAGCTAAAAAAGGTATTGGTATAAATGTAGGAGCAGCTAAAACTTTTGAACAAATTATTCTTGCCGACGCAAAAAAAGGAGGAAAAGTTTGTAATTTATTTTTTAAAGATGGAGGAAGAGCAGGTTTTGCAAAGGGTGGTACAGGGTGCGTAGAAGTAGTCGAAGAAGCATTAACAAGAGATCCTAAAAAATTAGCACAAGATGTTAACAAACTTAATGAGGGTGGAGCATTTAATAAAGTTAAAAACTCTGCAACAAAATTTTTAACAGCAATAAAAGAAAACCCAAATATACTTAAAGGACGATTTGGAGCTCTTGCTGCATTAGGTGTTGGTACCATAGCCGCGGGTGCTGGAGCTGGTGCATTAGTTAAACAATTTAGAAGTGATGACCCAAGCACATACCTAACTAACGAAGGTCAGATGGAAGGAATGTTGATTGAAGATGTGAATCAATTAGGCGAAGGTGTTGAAGACAATATTTTCTTAGACAATCAATTTAAATTAGAATTAGCTGGAGCAGCAGGATTAACTGCACCTATTGCTGGACAGGTTTACAGAACAGCAAGACAAGGCACACCACCATTATTAGAATCACCTTTAGAGTTTGATAAAGAATTAAAAGATTTAAAAAGAACAATAAGACAAATAACTCATCCTGGTGGTAAAAAAGCAAAGAAAATTTCTGAAGCAGGTCAACAAGTTATAAGAAGTTCTAAAATTAGAATTAATGAAATACAAGATATTATTCAAAGTGCAAAAGCCGGTAAAGAGGGAAGTGGAGTATTTAGATCTGCTCTTGGTTTAGAAAAAGGTGTTCTTGGAAAAGGACTATGGGCATTGGGTGCACCAATAGTGCAGGTACCGTCTACTATAGGTTACATTGCACAAGATGTTAGAGAAGGTAAAGACGTGGGTGAAATTGCAACTAACCCATTAAATTATTTAGGTGCAGCATTTATGAATCCTTCTGTTAAAGCTTTAGCAAGAGCTGGTGCATCAAGAGGATTACTTGGTATTGCATCTTTAGGTTTAGCGGGAACAGCGGTTGGTGCTGTTGCATTACCTGCAATATCAATCGGTGCTGGACTTGCAACACTTGGTACACTTGGCTATCAAGGTTACAAATTATTTACAGGTAAAGATAGGTCAGATGAGGATTTTTTTAAATAATGAGCATAGTAAACGCAGCTAAATTTTTAATGAGACAACTTCCAACTGAAAAAGGAGTTAACGTTTTTAGAGGAGAGCCTTTTAAAAACTATGCTACAATGAAACAAATAGCAGAAGAAGCTTACGGGCTCTCTTCAAAAGGAAGTCAAGCAAATAACCCATTAAGATTATCGGCTGCTGGTAGATGGTTTACTCGTAATCCTGAAGGAGCAGAAATGTATGCAGGGTATGGACTTACTGAACCTGGTCGTATTAAAAGAGTTACCTTAACGCCTTATGAGGTTAAAGTAGCTGAAAGATTAGCTAAAAAAATAGCTGATGCAGAGGGCAAACAAAGTTATGGATTAATTATTCCTAGAAGTGCTATGGCTAGAGTAGAAACAGATTATTTACAAACCGTTGTAGCTAACCTACGTAAAATATTGGGTATATCGTAAATGAAAAATAAAACACTTGTGATAAATATGCAACACGTTAAATGGAAGGAAATACCTCCTTTAAGAGGACCTAATCCACAAGGCTTGAATGTTCCTACAAAACAGGTTAAAACAATAGAGAACTCGGAGAATATAAATGGCAGATATAGACAAAGCGCTACCAAACGTAAAAACTGAAATTAAAGTACCTGGCGACGAAGAAATTATTGAAGCTCAAAAAGAGACGATTGAGGAACAAGTTGGTCCAGATGATGTTACAGTAACACAAGAAGAAGACGGTGGTGCAACAATTAGTTTTGATCCAGAAGCAGTTAATCAACCTGGAACAGACGGACACTTTGATAACTTAGCAGAATTATTACCAGATTCTCTTTTCTT